CGGGGGGTCGGGTCCCTCTGGTGATTGTTTTCCCTTTCCCTGTTAGTGCATAAATTGCATGGCGTGGGGGCTGACCCGGGTCCTCCAGTAGGTGCACCGTAGAATGCTTTGCACCGGCTTTCAGGGATGGAGTGGGGGTCTCATGCTCCCCCAGCAGATAACCGTGCTTAATACCTGCTTTGCATAGTTGGTACGGGGTTGGGCGACCTAAGTCCTGTCTACAATTCAACATGCTGGAATCTTTGGCTCTCCTGTCTCTTGCCTTGGCTTTCTTCTGGCTTGTTTCCCTTCTTCTCCGGGTATTGCGTCGGGCGCTCTACCTGGTGGTCAACGTGGCCTTGGTCCCTTTTCTCTGGTGGGACAGGTCTAGAGAGCTTCTTGAGTGGCTTCTTGAGGCGAGCCCGGCTGTGGAGTTCCTCGCTCCACATGCAGCAGACGAACAGGCCTGGGTGTTGGACCACCCCAGGCTCATGAGGGGTGTGGCTGGTGCGTCAGTCACGAGCGGGGTTGCCGGAACCCGGCTCAGGCGTCGGGCCCGTTGGGTACGGGCTCTCCAGGAGGAGTTGGGCGGCCGCTTTGGTGTCGTCCGTGAAGTGCTCAGAGGGCGGTGGGAACCAGACCTCCCCGAAGAGCACGGATCGGACGTCCTGAGGTATGTCGCTGCCTCCGTGGAGAACGGCGTTAAAATCCTTGGTGGGGGATTTGTGCGCGTTGGTCCTGGGGATGAAGACGAGACGGTGGAACACCGTCGGTTGCGAGAGGAGAAGGGTTTTTACCTTCTCGTCTCCACCGAGGGGGCTGATGATGTGGTGTTCCCCCATCTCCTCGGATTCCTCCGACAGCACTCTCTGTTTAGGCAGAGAGACACTAGTCTATTGCTGGGGTTGAGATCCCGCGCGATTGACTGGTGCAGGGCCAGGGGTTTCGACTCCTGGGTGTCAGATGTGGCGGTCGCTTCCGCTGTCCCTCTGGCACTTGAGCCCAGCACCCACGAGGTCCTAGCCAGTCCTCGTGTAGTGGCTGCCATGGAAGCCTCCCCCCTTCTGTCAGGGTAGGGGGGCCGTGTCGACGTGTCGGGCTGGTGCTGGGGGTCCCCTCCCCCGGCTGGCCGGCCGGAGTGTGTCCTAGACGACAGACGCGTTGACTACGGCTCTTGCTCTGACAGTCGTAGACGGCAACGCACCGTCCACCTCGGGGTCCCGGGTTCTTGGGTCCCTGTGGTGCATTCGGTGTGCCCTCACAACGAGATCGCCGCTCTCTCCTTGCGATCTCTCGCTCCTTTGCCAGACCTGGTGTTTGAGGACTTGGGGCGTCCGGTGCGCGTAGTCTTTTCTCGACTCAACCGGATCGCGTCCTCCTACGGCGGGTATACGTGGAGCGACCTGCAGACCGCGCTGTCGTATTCAGGTGCATTGCAGCGTAGGTACCTAGAGGCGGAAAGGTCTTTGAGGGTAGATGGGCCGGTCACCGGTGCCGACTCCTACCTGAGACCTTTCTTGAAGGCCGAGAAGGGGTGTGTTGAGTCGAAGGCTCCCAAGCCGCGCATGATTTTTCCCAGGTCTCCGCGGTATAACCTTCGCCTCGCGTCTCGGCTTAAACCCTTCGAGCACTGGTTGTGGGGTCGTCTCACAGCTCGGAGGCTTCTAGGTGGGGGTGTAGGCAGGGTTGTGGCTAAGGGCCTCAATCCCCGACAACGCGCTAACTTGGTGGTGAAGAAGTTCAAAGCGCTGGAGTCGTGCGTAGTGTTTGAAGTTGATGGCAAGGCGTTCGAGGCCCATGTGGGGCCTTCTCAGTTG